CCAGAGGTCCACGTCACAGATACTTTCGTCACAAGTAAGTACGACACCATTGAGCTTATTAAAGACAAACTCCACATACAAATTATAAGACAAAATGACACTATTAGACTTGCTGGGACTTGCAAATCGGATACACTCGTGCGGGTGGTTAGGATACCAGTCGAGAAGATTGTTTACAAGGAAGCGAAAAAAGACTCGCCTTTCAAGTATATCGGAGTTGCAGTTTGGGGACTCTGCGTGCTACTACTGATTATGAGAGGGATGAGGCGATAAAGTCTCTCGCTATTGTATCCTCTACTTCGTTGAAGTTGTGGTTCTGAAATTCTTCTAGCTTTCTAGACTGACCAGGACACCATTCTTGCCCATTTGGAATCTTAAACTGCTTATACTCCTCTATGGTCTTGCACCAGTAGTGGTTTATTTGAGCTACATCTATGCTGCCACCTTCATTGAAGGGGCCATTACCTGTTTTAAATGATTGGTCTATCCACTCTAGATTTGAACTGTGAGGTTGTTCATTAAAGATATGCTTATACTTCGTGTTGACAATTACTTTTATATGCTTGTCAGCACTCTCTTGTCTTTTTGTGAACCTGTTCAACAAGCTGTAATCTCCATCGGGTTTTTCTAGTCCATTATCACCAAAGAAAGTCCAGTTAACGGCTATTGACTTTGGCTTGTAAGGATAGAATGACTTAATGAAGTCCTTCACATTACTATGTTTTTTGAGACACAGATATTCATCAGCATCAAATATAGCTATCCAGTCATATACTCCCCTAAACTTCTCTATAATTGAATTGTAGGTTATTAGTTGCGTTAATATCCTATGCTCAATAGTAGGAGTGCTTAATAGTATTACTTCCTCTCTATGCGGGGAGTAATCCCAATCGTTAGCAACTACAATCACTTTATCAAACCCAAGGGCTAAATGGTAATCCACCCACTCCTTGATGTAAAGGTCTTCGTTTTTGGCAATGCAAGCAATAGCAGTCCTCATTTTGTTATGTACCAGCTTTCTATTTGAGGTTCTTCTGATGGGGTGAAGTTTTTTCCGATTATAGCGGTGAACTCTTCTAGAGCCTTCTTAACTCCAGGGAGGTTCCTATCGTGCCCACATAATACACCACCATCTTTTACTTTCCCCCAATAATTGGTCATATCGTGGAAAGCCCATTCATAAGAGTGGTCTGCGTCTATGTAAATGAAATCGTACTTGCCATCTTCAAGGTCTTCAAGAGCCTTATCACTGTATTTTCGTATAAGGGAGAACCTACCAGACTCAATGTATGGTTTCATCGTTTCCATCGCAATCTTCTCACGTTCTGACATATAACTACCTTGTATATACATATGCCAGTCTTGATACCCTTCAAATGGGTCAATCCCTATCAATGTCAAATTTGAGAATTCATCCAAGAGGCGTTTAGCATTAGCTGCCTCCCATATCCCAATCTCTACGGCAACGATTGGGTTATCTTTGTTAATGTGACTATACATATTTGTTTTTTTTTTAAAAAGTTATATTTTGAAACAAATGCAATGATGGCATCCCCTCAAACAGCTCGACATTCCTAAGCAATCCATTGCTACCAAGCCATCCCTCAGAGGAGTACTTATCCTCTGTTTGTGGGGGCTGCAAGGACTTCACGTGAGCAGACTTGGCCCACCAGAAGTTACCAGCAAAGAATGGGTACTTATTGGGGTGATGCTCCTTATACATCTCAAAGTACTCAGGGAACTTCTCCTTGTACACATAGTGACAACCAACAGCATCGATATTCTCTTTGCCTAGCTCAGTTACTGCGAACTGCCACCTTACAGCATTGAAGAAGAGCATTGAACGACACCATAGCTGGTTCACCAATCCTCCCCTTGAGCTACCTTTCGTGTGAGCGTAGAAGATATACCCATCGTCAGTCTTAGCGAACTCCCATAGCTTGTTGAGCGTAATACCCTCATAGCCCGTTTCCGCCTGGACAGCAACCACAATCTTTGGGTTGTCATAGCTTGATAAGTGATTAATAACAGCTTGTCTATTCTCCTCCTTGCCTACGATACCTACATAGATATTCTCAAGGCTATCCATAAGTCCGTAAGCGTTAAGCGTTACGAAGTGCTGATGGACGGTTAAGAGCCATTCATCTCCAGCGTAGATGTGGTAGAAGTGGTTAAGCTTGGGGCTATTGAGCGTCTGTGGCTCCGTCTGTTGGTTCTGCGTATTTAATTGTTCCATTGGCTAGTAATGTGTCAAATCTGTTTTGCATTTGGTTTTCATCGTACAACCTACGATACAGGTTTCCCTTCTTGGAGAATATCTCTTGATAAGGAAAGTTCTTCTTAACGTACTCCTGTAGGTTCTTAGCCATCCCCTCTCTGAGGTCTTTGTCTAGGATTAGCTGCTTGGTGTAGCGATACCATCCAGACTCTTCTGCTTTGCTTACAATGAATCCGTTCTCCCCGTGCTTGATATGCTCGGTGTAGTAATCCATATTGGAGCAGATAAGAGCTTTGCCCATCCATCCAGCCTCAACGACCTTCAGCTCTGAGCGAGAACGATTGAACTCTGTCTTGTTCACAGGGGCATAGGTGACATCTACATCGTTGTACCCGTACATATACTCGTACACCGACCTTGCAGGGATGCGAGTGTAGTGCTTGTTTTGACCGTTTGCACTAAATACCTTTTGATAGTAGTTGTATGATGCGTTGTCGTTGTACCCAGCAAGTGTAACGGTGTACTTGCCGTTAAGGCTTTTATCGTTGCAAAGCATTTTCATACTCTTCTCCATCAAAGCAACGTCTTCGATGTGCTGAGCCCCACCGAACCAACCAAACCTCACATAAGGAGCTGGTTTTTGTACAGGCACATACTGATGGTACTTGTCAGGGTATGGGACATTCTTAATGACAACGACATTTGGGTTGATTGCCGCAGCTCTGCTAGCTAAGTACTCCGTTGAGCAAGTCACCCAATCCGCTACACTGATGTTCTCCTCAATGATTCTCGTGAGGTTGTTGTCCTTGTAGTGCTTGTAGGATACGTGGTCCTTGTTCAGAACCCAGTAGTCGTCAAGGTCTAGGATTAGCTTAGCATCAAACTGTTTTAGCGCCTTAGCTGCCTCTTGAACACCCTCCACAGACTTCGTGTCAATCACACGGCTGACGACAAAGATGTCCGTTTCAAGGATGTCCGTATCCGACATCTTACCGAATCCCGTGAAGTTCCTGAACTGAAAGATATCCGTATTATCCTCCATCCACGAGTTCGGCATATTGAGACGATAGAGCGCAGCTCCACTCTCTTCTTGGTGGTATATCGTAGTAATTACGATAGGTTTTGTATTCATATTCAATTAGATACAAATATACACCCAATCAGCCATCACAAGAGACGCAAGCTGGGTCTGTAGCCCTAGCAGCGATGTCCCCTCTAAGAACAGACTCCGTTCTCATATAGTATAGAGTCTTAATACCTTGCTTCCAAGCTTCAATGTGGACTTGGTTAATCCACTTAGGGGTTGCCTCCGTAGGGAAGGCTAGGTTCAAAGACACCGATTGGTCTACATACCTCTGCCTGATGCTCGCTTGTTTGATAAGCTCAAGCTGATTGATTTCTTTGAAGGTCTTAAAGACTTCCTTAACAGGCTCAGCTAGTTCGTGGGCTTTCCTTGGTTCGTCTGCCTTTCGGATATCCCCACCAACCATCACCCACTCATCCAAGAAGTCTAGTCCTTGGACGCTACCTCCATCCTCAAGAATCTTATCCCACACGTCTTTAGTGTTCATACCAATCCTTCGCAAGACTCTCTCTAACTCTTGGTTCTTGCGGATGAATGTACCCTTGAGAGATTGCTCTGTGAACACGTTAGCAGCCCAAGGTTCAATCCCAGCCGACACATTACCTGACAATTTTGAATTACTAACCGTAGGTGCAACAGCTCGTAAATGCGTGTTCCTCATACCGAAACCACGACACCATAGAGGCTCACCGTAGATGCGAGCCATATCTCTAGATGCTCTCTCACTCTCAAGTTTAATATGCGAGAAGATAGAACGTGTGTGCATCTGAGATGGTAGGCCCTCAAAGGACATACCCTTCTGCTGTAGGTAGGTGTGCCAGCCTAGGACACCAAGTCCCAAGGCACGACCCTTCTCCGCAGAGCGAACAGAGTTCTCAAAGCCCCTCATATTCTTGGCTTTCTGAATGAACTCTTCTAGAACTCCATCAAGAAAGAACGTAGCGGTGTATACCAAGTCGGTGTCCTTCCATTCGTCATACTTGGCGAGGTTTAGTGAGGAAAGGCAGCAAACGAATGAGTGAGACTCGTCTGTGTACAGGGCGATTTCCGAACAGATGTTGGTCATAAACACCTTGAGGCCATTCTTCTTGTACATCTCAGGGTTAGCCTTGTTCACATTCCCTCGGAACATCACATAGGGTTCTCCAGTGGCCTTGCGCTTCTGCAATACCTTGGCCCACCTTCTGCGTGATTCTTGGTCTCCCTCTTCAATCTTACGCATAAACTTATCGGAGACAACCACGCATTGGTGCAGGTTGAGGCATTGTCTATTCACATCACCCTTTGGTTCACGGATTTCAATCCACTCCCAGAAGTCATCGTGTTCAATGTTTAGATTGATGCTAGCAGCACCACGACGCACGTTACCCTGAGAGGTAGCCAGAATCGTTGAATCGTAGATTTTACAGAACGGAACGACTCCATCTGTTGTGCCGTTTGAGTTGGAGATGGGGGAGCCAGCTGGACGTAGCATATTCATACCTACACCCACACCGCCTCCGTGCTTAGCAAGAAGCATCATCTCAAGGTTCTTTGTACCGATGTCCTGAATGCTGTCACCAATATCAATACCAAAGCAAGAGATTGGTAAGCCTCTGTCTGTGCCTGTGTTGGCTAGGACTGGAGTAGCTAAACACAACCAATTATTCCAAATATACATAAACAGTTTGTCCTCAAACGCTTGAGTCTGATTCAATCTGTTGGTTATGGTTCTGCATACTCTTCTATAAGCATCTCTTGGTGTTTCACGACCAATTAGATACCCATTGCTGATGGTCTTCACGTACTCCTCTGTGTTGCCCCATACGGGGAAGTCTACTCCGACCTCCCACCCTAATTCTTTTCCGTAGTTTTTCATTTTTATTTATTAGTCCAAATTAAGTCTTCACCATTTTCAGCAACCGTGAGTACTTGGTTTGCTGAGCCTATTGCTAAGTTCTTCCAACCAGTGCCATCCCAATACTTGATGTCCCCCTTTGCATCTCCATTACTGAACCCCTCACCAGCGGGGCCTTGTTCACCTTGGAGGCCTTGTTCTCCTTGGATACCTTGTTCTCCCTGAGGGCCTTGCTCCCCTTGAGGCCCTTGTGAGCCTGTAGGCCCTGGGTCTCCTTGTGGGCCTTGAGGGCCTGTAGCACCTGTAGGACCTTGAGAGCCTGTAGGCCCTGGGTCTCCTTGTGGACCTGTAGGGCCTGCAGCACCTGTAGCACCTGTAGCACCTGTAGCACCTGTAGCACCTGTAGGGCCTGTAGGGCCTGTAGGGCCTGTAGCACCTTCGTCGCCTTTGTTCCCCTTCCATTTATTCTCTAGAAAGTCTACGATAACTGGATAGGAAACCGATGTGGCCCTATTGATTTCAACAATAGACGCTGTTGGGTTTGCGGTTAAGTAATCCGCAAGAATCTTTTCTGTTGGGTTATAGCTTACTGGCATCTTCAATGATTTTTTTAAGTTGTTGTTGTGTCTCTGATTCTAAGAACTCAGAGTCCGTTTCAGTAATGAACACTGCAAAGAACTTGCGCCCCTTGATAGTTACATCGGATGTATACACGCTGAGCATTTCAAGCTCATCCTCAAGCATTGAGTCACAGATATCATCGACTAACTTGCGATATTCTCTTGGGTTCATTTGTTTTAGTTTCATATCTATAGTTTAAGAGTTCTACCATACATCTTCAAAGTCTTCCCCCTCGTTGGCCTTGGAGTAATCCGTTGGCCTTAGAGCGAAGAAGTCTGTGTGTGTAAGACCACCAGTCAGATGATAGAACCAATCCAACTGACTAGCCTTAGCGTCATCGACTACAAAAATAGCCTCATAACCTAGTTCAATAAGCTTCTCATTAGCCCTCTTCTTAATAAACTCAATGAGGTCTTCTGCCTTTAGGTTCTCCAAATCCCCCATCTCAAACATCTTGTTGATGAACTTTTCCTCAAGCTCAACGGCTAACCTAGCAGCTTCAATGATGCTTTCCTTGGCTTTTTCACGAAGCTCAGGGTATTCGCTGCACATATGATTGAACAGCGTGCATCCCATCCTTGAATGTAGGGATTCGTCACGTACAGACCACTTCATTTGTTGGCCTATCCCTTTGAGAAGATTCCTCATTTGAAAGGAGTACAGGACAGCGAATGATGAATACAGCGACACCCCTTCGGCAAAGGCAGAGAACACAGCGATGGACTTAGCCACTTCAAGTCTAGCCTTTGGCATTGCAGAAAGCTCTGTATGCGTATAATCCGCTTGAGTCTTCATAAGGTTATCGAATCGTTCTCTTGTGGACTCCTCGTGCAAGAACCCTTCAAAGTTCTCAAGACCAAGTGTCTCGTTGAGGTAGCTGTAGGCAGCAGCGTGGATAGTCTCCTGAGAGCCAAACATCATCGCCATTTGGATAATCTCGTGCTTCGGAAACCACTTCGTTACCTGATTTGTCCAGTAGTCAGACACAGCACACTCGGTCTGAGCAAAGCCCAAAAGAATGTTCCCAACTAGGTTGGTCTCGTGGGGCTGTAGGTTCTCACGGAAGTCCTTGACATCGTTCTGCATCGGTATTTCCGTATGAAGCCAAAAGGCTTGTGCTTGCTTCATCCAACCTTCTGTAAAGTAGATGGGGTACTCAAATGGTTTGTAGGCGACTCTATGGCTAAATAGCATTTTCTATTATTGTTTTTTTAAGTGTGTAGTGTGATATTGTTCTAAGTTCGTCTGTCGGTATCCATACAAACAAGTCCTCTCTGCCTCTCCTTGATTGCTTTAAGTAGGGGCCCTTGAACTTATCGTATACGGTTTCATCAGTGATATTTGTTTCAACGAATGACGCTAGTAGCTTTCTATTAACGACAACCCAATCGAATTCAAATTCATAGGCGATGAAGTCAGCTCCACCGTATCCCCAGCCAGTTGTTCCGTAGGTGTTCTTGATTTCAAAGATAGCAAAGTCGTTGCAGTAATCGGAGTTTCTGTTCAATCTTCTCCTTGCTTTAACGTCTATCTTGACATCGTTGATGCACACATCCCAATGCTCTCGCATATCCTCGTGTCTTGTAGCCCTGCGAAACAGCTTGAATTTATCGGGGTAAGACAAAAGATAATCAGCAGTAAACCTAGTCTCTGCTGAAACTCCCTCCGCAATGGAGTTCGGATATTGGCTACGCATTATTCGCCCTCTACGTGTTCTCTTACGGCATCTCTAATGAACTCTAACTCTTTGCGTACAGATTGAATGAAGTCAAGCGTCAACTTCCGTACCGCTACCTCATCGACTAGTGGGTTTCCTTTTTCGTCGTGTAAACTTTCGTACAGGTTTGTTGTGTTTTTTTGTACCTGATTTAGCGACATCAGGTAGTACTCGGATAGTCTCTTGTTCATTTCCAAGGAGTATGTTTATGGTTTGGTCGACTTGGGTTTGGTTCTTCGGGAGGAAGACTTTATAGTCTGACATTCCGTTGATTTGTAGCCAGTAGAGGAACAGCTTCCACCTGAGCGTGAATGTATGCTGCGAGGGGACGAATCCCTTTGTTTCGATGTAGAACTTTTGCTCGTGGGACACGAAGTCAGGCTTGTAGGTGATGGGGTACTCTTTGCTCCCAGTCCTGTCCACCATCGTCTTAGAGCCGTTAGTGCATTTAAAATATAGAACTTCATTCCTAAACCCATCCATAAGCGTAATAGACTCAGGCTCATATTCAAAGATGAAACCATTCTCTTTAAGCTTTTTATAGCAGTAGAGTTCGAGAGACGATTTAAGTTCGATACCATCGTATGTGTGTTTTTTATTTTTAACATTTTTGGTTTTAGCCATTGGCGAATATAGTCAAGCAGTTAGCTTCCTCCAAATAAAGTTCTACTTACTTCTCCACAATTTAAGGGGTTGAACATCAGGCTACCATTGATGTAGTAGAAGGTGTTTCTATCCGCATTGCACTCGAATCTTAGAGGCTCATTGAAAGATGTAGGGGAACCTCCAGTTTCTGTCTCACGAATCTTACGCACGTGCATCTCAACAGTTCGCCTCATCGCTATCTCAGGGTGCTGTATCTTTCTGTGAAACGTGAGGAAGTCGTCAGCTCTGTTCACGAACTTGCCACCTCCCTCTGTCTGCTCTGCGAATGGTGCGATAGGCAAACCATCGTCACCTTTCATACGCTGAGCCTCAGTGACAGCGTGGGCGTTAAGCCATACAGCCATCTTGTTGGCGTTTGACATCGTTAGCATTTCGCTGATAGCCTCGTAGTCGTATTCGTGTACACCAAGCGTGCTACCTTGCCTCATATCCCTTTTCAAGCTGTTGTATGGGTCGATGAATACCCCATCAAGAGGTTCTTGCCTAAGCATCTTCTCCGTGAATATCAGGATATCATAAAAGGAATAGGTCTTGTTGTTTTCAATGACCGTGAAATGCTTCCTCACCCAATCGTAAGCTATCTTTCTTTCGTTAAAGGTCATAGACTCAACGCTTTTACCCATTGCAAAGGTCATCAGCTTCATTTTAACGGCTGCTGTCTTGTTCTCTGAGGTATACACCAGCCATCTCCATCCGTGCCTCATAGAGGCTACTACTTGCAGATACAATGCGAATGTGGTCTTGCCTATATTACTGTGTCCGTTGATGATGGTGAAGTTCTTCTTGAACCTCCAATGGAGGTCAACTTGCTCGATGCCAACGGAAAGACCTTGAGGTATCTCCCCCTCTGCGAACATCGTAATCCATTTGTAGTCCTCTGAGTCGGAGGAGATGAAAGACATATCCCCATCGCTAATCAATAGCTCTCTACGCATCTTATCACGCTCATCCAATACATTCTTGATTGGTAGCATCTTCCCTCTTTCAATACCATCCCTGATGGTATTTATAGCGGTGTGCATAGAGTCAATATCCTTCTTCTCTATCTCCCTAAGAAGAACCCTTACAACCTCCTCCTCTTCCATCATAGAGGCAGCTATGTACCCACCACAGAGTATTGATGCACGCAAAAGAACATCGTGCTTGCTTCCGTTCTCCGCTCTGCGAATCATACGGCAAGCGATGTTTAACTGCTCGTAGTCTGTAATCCCTGCTGTCTTTACCTCTATCTGCTGATTGTCAGCTTTCTCTGTTAAAAAGCCACCATAAGCCTCCGCATCATCTCTATAGACTAGCGCCTCATCGTGGCTAAAGAAACAAGCTCTAGATTCGTTTATCCCTGTTGAGTCTACCTCTAACCCATAGTTGGCATCGTAGTAGCGAATAATGCTTCTGTAGTGGTCACGATGCCTTTCAGGGTTCGTGATACGTACAACAACCTTAACGCCTTTCCCTGATGGGGATATAAAGCAAACAAGCGTGTGCTTATCTAGAGACAGATTTCTTTTTGCTTCCTCTGCATCAATCTTGTCAAAGTCAATTACCATCAACCCTGAGTGTTCTTGCAGAGACGAATCGTCCCTAGACAAAAAAACTCCCGAAAAGCATATAATCGGGAGTTGTTTTTTTTCATCCTTCGTAGCCTGACCGCTACGAATCCTGTTAATAGTCGCTAAAGAAGATGTTTTCGGGGACCTTATATGTTCCAGTACTTGTCCAAGTGTTTGGACGTACGGTGTCTGAGTGTCCGTCAGGCTCTTGAATATCGTGACCTTCTTTTCTAGAATGTTGCTCATCTTTTAAAACAATTTTAAGTAGAATTAAATAACCAATAAGGTCTGTGACCGTGTCCTCCGTGGAGTCGTTGATGCCTCTGTTCTTGATGCGGTTAAGCTTGTCATCAATCCTAGCGCATATAGACGCTCTTGGGGAGTTTGTGCTGAATATGTTTGATGGGTTTGTAGCTGCATCCCCATAAGCGGTGTTCTTTTCAAGGAGCAGAGACTCAACAGCTCGGCATTCCTCTACAATCTTTTCATTAGTACTCTTCATAGTAGTCCAATAGTTTGTCATACATCTCCCCCACCTGATACACCCAAGGGGTCATTTCTTCCCCTTCGGTAGTAACTACCTCGAGCTTCTCCCTTTCATAGAAGTGGGGATGCCCCTCAAGTGCATCAAGCGTTTTCAATCCCAAATCGTCCACAAGGTACAGCTCCATCTGTACAAAGTGTCCATCTTCGTGTGTTCCTTTTATCAAGTATGGTAGGCCACTTATGCACAATCGCCTCGGCTGTTTTGTCTTAGCTTCTGCTACGAACTCACCGCCAGCATATTGCATAACTCTATGGTTGCCCTTATCTTTCTTTAGTGTACCATACACTCCAACAAGATGCTCCATTAGTTCTCTTGCTCCTTTCTGATTTGTGCTAGTTTCTTTGTCGCTAGGTCAACAGCGACATCGCTGAATACGGGTAGGTTTTCTGTGATAAAGGTAAGGTTGTCAATCTCTTGTTGCATCCTTGTAATACCAATACGTGACACCCATTGTCCGTATTTTCTTGAGTCTAGTTCTTTATTCATTTGTTTAGGGTTTGGGGGGTTGAGGTAGTGGCATCCAATGGGTGATTTCTTCAGCAGTACAAAATTCATCAATTGAATCAAAATACCATCTAATCTGCTTTTTATCATTAGGTGGATATTTAGCCCACCAAGAGAGTACAATCCTATCGTTAACGCTAATTATTACCGACACAAATTCCTTTGGCATTCGGTCTTTACAGGCTATCCACTTCATTGCTTCGGGGGGATTTTGGTGTAAATTTTCCATTATTTAGTACTTAAAATGTGTATTCAAACTTAGCAATAGTGTCCCCTTTACAAACACTTCTGCTTACGTTTATTATCCCGCAATCAGTATGGGCCTCCCATATAGGAGAAAATTGGAGGGTGCTTTTTTGCCCTACGCCATAAAATACTACGCTGTCAATTAAACATTTCCTAATAACTAGTTTTCTTTTTTTTGGAGGAGTAAAATCGCAAGACAGCAAGGCAATTGATAAAACCACAAAAATCTTTTTCATATTTAAGTTATTTAAAATTTGCCAAAGGTAAGCTCCCCATCGTTGTAAACCAAGTATTTCCCTTGGTGAATTACGTCAATAAGAAAGTATCTTCCTCCTGTGAACTTCTCTAGCATCCCAATGCTAGCATCTGCACCCACTTGAGTATGACCAACGACTTGTCTGTAGGCTTTCTTTAATGAGCTGTTTTTATTAGCCCTCATAAGTTGTTCGGGTCGAATCCATATCGGAGTCTGATAGGTATCACCACCTGTAGGGTCTAGGCCTGTGAACATAAACTTCCTCGGCTGAACGATAAACAGATTGTTGATTTCGCTAACGATGTCTGCGTCCTCTGAAATATCGTTGTCTTTGAGCCATTCTGCTGATACCCCAGCGTGGGTACAAAGCAAGTCATCAAGCAAGAAAGCCATCTGAAAAAGGTCTTTGTTGTCTGTTAGCAAGTGGTTGATGGTTGGATACATCTTCGGCTGAAAGCCAGTATAACGCTCGTAGTTGAACATATAGTGGAAGTCGTGGTTTCCTATGAGCAGAATCGTATTCGGGATTCTACGCTTGTACTCAAGAATATCCATAAAGTTCTCAAGTTGCTTCTCTGAGCTGATGTCAAGGCTATCAAAGTAGTCCCCGATGAATACTACTTGGTCGGGGGATTCTTTTGTGATAGCGTCTTTCCATAGCGTTCTTCCGTGGGTGTCCCCTAGTAGTATTGTTTTCATAATCGCAAAATATGATATGTTTTTAGGGATTGTATTCATCTTGACACCATATCGGTGTTCTTTCTCCAACGTAAGCTGACTCCACGTTGTACTCAAAGTATTCAATCGCATCGTCTGCCCCCATCTCTCTCTCAAGGATAGCTACGGCCTTTGTAACCGAATACACAACTCTAAAAGAGTTTCTGTCAAAGCCAATGATGGCATCGTCAAAGCCATCTGCGAAAAGTAATTCTTCGTCCCCTGATAGCTCTACAAGTAACTCTCGTCTTGTCATCCCTTTATGAATCGTTTTAAAATCGTTTCCTTTGCAACGCCCACCCATAGGTGACCAAAGAAAAACGCAAACCCAAGAACAGGGTCGATGAGTCCAAAACCCCAACAGATTGCAAGGATTTTCCCCATCTGAAAGCAATGCTCCGCATCCGTTAAGAACACAAGGAATGTAGAGCTGTATGGGAATCGTTCTGCGTGAGGCAAGGATATCCCAAAGTGATACCATTTAGGCTTGTAGGATAGAGGGTTGTTGTTTGGACCAAGGGCCCATTTGTTTCGCCAAGACTCCCTTGAGTTCCAATGCGTTAGCTTACCGCTCCAGTTCCCAACGATGCACTCGTCCTCAAGCTCATTGAACAGCATAAAGAGAAATCCTAATAAGAAGATAGATAGTATCATTAGATTACATTTAGAAGTTTAAGTATAATTAAGAACATAGCACAACCAAAGAGTATCGAAGATAGCGATATCGCTGTGGCTGTTATCAACCAAATAGCAGTATCTACTCTGTGGTTTGCTTTTTTTCGCTTACGTCCATTCTGTGTTTCCATTTTATTTTTTCGCTTAGTTGTTTGAGTTGTACGATGTCACCATCTGTTGCATCCCAGAAGTCCTTAGACTCCAGAAGAATTACATTGGCGAGTGGCTTGTTAGGGGTGAGCAACAAAACGTGGGTCTCCTTTTCGTGTCTCCTGTGATTTGGTATCTTGGCAGTTGAGCCTTCATACGAACCAATCTTGACATTAAGTAAAATTTTTTTGTCACCTTTTTGAAACCCGAAAAAAGGGGATTCCGTGTATTTCAACGAAACCCCCCATTCGAGTGCTACCAAGAACGCTACAGCTTCTTCCATTTAGAACGGCAAGTCAGATTGGGGAGCTGCTGACTGATGAGCCGATTGAGCAGCCTTTGGTTCTAACAAGACTGCGTATGGACGCTTGGGGTCACGACCCTTGCGGATACGTACTTTGACACGTCCGTTTGCATCTGCCTTCTTCAAGGCTTCTGTAATCTCCGTGGCTGTCATAGATAGCGTGTATCCTGTGAATTCATTTTCGTACTCTTCATAGAATACATTTCCGAAATAGTTTGGCTTTTGGTTTTCTGTTGTCATAACTGGTTTTTTAAAGGATTTCTGTGATTAGATGTTGGTTGATGTCTTTGTTCTCAATGAAGTACTCTCTGTAGGTTTTGGTAGCGTTTTTTACAAGCTGTTCCCCTAGCTTGTAGAATTCTTCGGACACACTATATATCCCAACGTCTTGCGTTGCTTTGTCAATAACGATGAAGTGGAAGTTCAGATAGTGAACACCGAATATCTTGCCGTAGATATACACTTGTGATGCGTATCCGTACTTTTTCGCACTATATCGGAATCCCTCGATATCAGAAGTAGTTTTCAAATCGTAGATGCTACCATCTTCGTGAACCATATCTGCTTTGGCTCTAAATGGCATACCTGCAACATAACCAAAGTCAGCTTTCTCGTAGGAGCAATTCATAATGATGTCTTCCACACGTTTGCAGTTCATTAGCGAGTTCATCATATTTTGAGCGTTGCGGAACTCGTCTCCTGTGATTACTAACTTGCCTGGGTTAGCTACTTCAGCATCCTTGAAAGATTTAGTCAACTTGCTTTTAACATCCACAATCTCAAAGGAGTCCTGAACTTTGTTTGGCTCAAGGACAAGCATATGCAGAAGCTTTCCGTTGGTGAGTGCAGATGAAGACTCGCTACCATTATTTAGATAGCGTTGATAAGCCTTCGGTGATTGGTTAAGGAGTTTTACAGAAGAAGATGATAGTGATGCCTTACCAAGATACCCATAGTAAAACTCATCATCACCCATACGCTCTAGCAATTCATTGTAAGACCATTGGCTTCCATCAAGAAGCACGAACTTGGCGGGAATAACTTCTGTCATTTGCTTTTCTTAATTAAAGATTGGAGTGACTTTACTTGCGATTCAGTAAATAGGCTAGAAACTTTACCCTCCTCATACAACTCCCCTTGCTTATCTAATATCATTTTAAGCTTATCATAGGTTGGGTTAGCCTTGATGTAGTCCATAGCCTTCTGAAACATTGCGTCAGGTTGGAGTGCTGCGGGTTGCGTCTCCTGTGATTGCGTCTCCTGTGATTGTTTGGTGGGGAGGTTTTGCTTGGCGATAGCCATCGCCACCTCATCAGCCGTTGCGATAGAGGTCTCAATGCCGATACCCAAGTTACCCAAGCACCGACCCCAAGCCGAACTTTCGCAGTTCTCAACGTACGATGTCTTGTTAATCATAGAGGATGTTCTGTCCTCCTGAGCGTGACCCACGGCTACAACAATGCCCTCTGCATTGCGAATGGTTGCCCTTACGATGCACGATTGGTCATCGTAGGACACAAGGTCTGACTCCATAGTCCACCCCTTGTACTCAGGTGCAGTACGGAAATAGAGAATGCGTTGAGATACCTCAACATAGGCTTTCCCCTTGATGTTGGTTGTTTTGAACTGATGCATAAAATTGGGTTTAAATTGAACTGAATTACAAAGATACTTGACTTTCCATCTTTTGCACTACATCGTTATGAACATTGATGCACATTCGCCTATCCTCCATAGCCTCGTAGAATGCACCGAAGTCATTCTTGACCTCTGCGTCATAGGACAATAGGTTGTCCATTGCCCTGATGGAGTTAATGATTGTGGAGTGGTGTCTGTTGAGCGTGTAGCCTATAGAGGTCAGAGTCCATCCTTGGAGGTGTAGGTACTTGCTGATAAAGTGCCTCGCAAAGACAAAGTTGTTTCTCCTATCATCAGAGCGAATCTCATCCATAGTAAAGCCAAGTAAGTCAACGGCTGACCTTACCAAAGAGGATTGGTTCTCCTCATCTATTTCATCTATAATCATAAGCACGGAGTTAACAGATAGAATTTTGTCATCTATGTCTGCTCCAAGTTTGTTTGCGTATTTGGTTAAGGAATGGCGAATAGAATCCCTTTCCCAAGCAAAGCGTGGGTTCAATCTGTTTGTTTTCATTGGTTTAAATTTGTTTAAGGTGCGACTTATCGGAGTCAAAGTCATAGCGTTCCACAACCCCATCTGCGATAATTAAAAAGAGTTCTCCTCTCCTTATGGGTTTGCCGTATAGCAAGACCCCATAGAAATGCCCATCATCATCGTATTCAACCTCACCATCTTCCATCAGGTCAACGATAGCGACTGCGGTGGACTCCCGACCATCGTACTTGATAGCCGAATAGATATTCCCATCTGTTTCGTTTAGTAGTTTGATTATCATTGCTTTGGTTGAATTAATTTCCAATTATCTTGTAGGTAAATGGGGTAGGTCTTGTATTGCTTCTCACCAACCTTCCTCCCCCATAGCATACCATTATCGTGCTGAACAACCTTGAAGACCCCCAAATAAGACTCTATCGTGTCACCTACACCAAAGGAGTACTTATGTACCCCCTTGATGTAGTAAGCGTTTCGTAGAGCCTCTGAGAGCCTTCTCTGTGCATTCAGAATTTCAAGTATGCAGTCTTCAATCTGTTGTTTTGTGGTTGATTGTAGGATTGCCTGAGAGCCTTGCTCAGACAGAGCCTTGAGTTCATCTATCTTCATTTGGATTTCTTTTTTAAATACTCCCTATAAAGAACTGAACAGATTGCAATTCGTTGAGACTCGTTGGGGTAGCGTTTCCGCATAATAGCCATTGCGATACGCATAAATTGGCTCATTTCGGTAGCATTATACATACTCGTTAAAGGGTATAGTTCTCGCCATTGCCGTAGCCTCTGTCCGCTTGTACGCATCGGGGGGTTGTGGAGACCCCCACTCGCTTGGCTTGTTTGCCGTTTGCTGAGAAGCAAGGGCGAAGTTATCAATTTCCAAGGACAAAGTCAAGTTTCTGAGCCTTGAGTTTTCCGCAGACAGAATGTGGAGTTCCTCCTCCATTGTTTCTATGCGGAGGCGTAGGTAGTCAATAAGTGATTGGGCGAATGCCCCTGTTGGGTAGGTTTTCATAGGTTGGTTAGTTTAAATGGTTTTCAAAACAAACCAACCCACCTTGTTTGGTGAGTCGGTTGGGTCATTGTCAATCAAGACACTCTCCGTGCCTTCATCGTTATCGTAAATTGAGGCTATTGTAAACCCATATGATAGATAACGGATAGCGTTTTCAGACTCTTCGGGACACATTAATCTGTAGTCCCCCGTATCGGTGTCATCGTAGTGTACTGCGGTCAATAAATGCCCGTGTTGGGCAAAAAATTCGGTCACATTCATAGGTTGGTTGGGTTAAAGGGTTTCCAAGATAATGCCTCATCAGAGGAGAGGTCACAAGCAATCTCTATGTTATTCAAGTGAGTCCAAGCCTCATCTGAATGGGTGGTTGGTTGTTCAAATTCTTTTGCTAAATTCTTTTCGTAAATGAACCTTCGGATAACCGCAAGGTCATCATTGACCATTGAGAGTCGGTGTTTTAGTTGTTCTGTTTCTGTTTTCATAGGTTGGTTAGTTTAAAAGTGGGAGAACAGATTGGGGGGTGCTTGTGGTCTCAGGAGACTCGTAGTAAGACTTTATTGCATTGCTTATGTAGAGTTCAATAGCCATCAGTTCCTCTGACTCAAGGACTCTGATTTGGTCTACCGATACTGCAAAGTCCAAGGGTATGCCTTGGTCATAGGTCACATCACAAGTCCCTGATAGCGTTGTTCCGTTAAGTTCAATGCTGAATTCGTGTACTGCAATACAACTAACAAGTTCGTGCGTTAGATTAAGTATGCTCATCTGATTTAGGTTTAGAGTTTAAGTAAATTAAGATTAAGGCGAATGCAAGTACCCATAGGATTGCCCTCTGTAAATTAAGCAGAGGGGCAACCACTATGAATACAATGCAAGAGAGAATTATTTTGTCACTCTTGTTCATATAAAGGTGACGAATTTAATAGGATAGTAGTGATAGGTAACTTTGTTGAGTTTAACAAGCACCTTGTACTTGCCCTTGCACCGAGAGTCCGTAGTCATCCATACAGACCTACCAAAACGGACATTGCCTCTTCGGTCGGAGACCACTACCTTTCGGTTGATTTCAAATTGTTTTGTCATTGGGATTGAATTTAAAGGGTTAAATGATTAAGGGAGAGGGTCTTGTTCAAGGCTTTCGGTGGTGTGCATTAGCCTCAGTATTGCTTCAAGGTCTAACTCAGAGTTGTTAGCAACTATTTCACGCCAACGCCTATTTTGATAGGCTTCAGAAAGTGGGGTACTTGCATTGTCAGACCAATTGCTACGAACTACGCCACTTATATTATTAGGGTTGAGAGTTCTCCCTCCCGAACAACGAATTAGTGTGTCTGTTGGTGGAGGTTGTGGTGAATAAATGTCATCCAAATTTCTCCAATGGTCAAACAAGTGTCTCCAATAGTTATAGCCTCCACGAACTCTAACGAATTCGCAATGGTTTAAGACCATTGATGCAGACTTGTAATTGCTCAGGTGACCAAGGAATTCACCAACATTGTTGCACTTAAAATTGCAGTCGGCAGATTGAACAAGGCGTTCATTCAATACATTCATCCGATGGCTCAGGTGAGGCAAGATTGTCTCAGCAATGTAAGTCGGTATACCACCCATAACGTGTCCAAATGGGTCAGGGCATACGTCAGAAATTACATTACCATCAAGCAAAGCGTAGTTCATTACATTGTCATTTATTAGCCTTGAGGTAATGTAGTTATAGGCTATCTCGCTTGGTACATAACACTTGTTGGGGAGTCTATACACCTTTGGTGAGGTGAAAACCACGAAACGATGTTTCTTGTATAGAATGTCCACCTTTATCCGTAAATACTTGAGTTTACAGATTTCTGATGTTGGGTTGAGCAATGGGATGTAAGAGTTCTCCTCCCTATCCGATATCCAAGTTATCGTTCTGCGGTAACTATTCGCTCTTTGCAGTCCGTTTGAGGCCACGAATTCATCTATTGAACCCAACCATTCTTTTGCCTCTTTTTCCGTTTTGAATTTTAAGTCTATCGTCATTGGTTTTGAATTAAATGTCCGTTGCCCTCAAATGCCGTGTGAATGCCTTCCCAAAAGGACTGACCCTCTCTTGTCTCGCTCCAACAGAATCTGTTCACCAACCACGCCTGAGAATCTCCGCTCTTGCAGATTTCTTTGTAGGAGTCAATATCTGAAAAGAGCCTTAACGCAAAGAATTGATTGTTCATTAATTCCTCGTTGCTATTCAGCCTTTCTTTTACAAGGTCAGCAATGTGAGTGGGCATTGATGCAAGAATCAGTTCAGTAGGCTGAGGGATTTCGGAGGTGTCGCTATCAATGAATCTTTGAATCTTACCCGATAGGAGTGACTTGGTGATGAATGTGTAAGCCTCCTCAGGGGTGTTGTAGTTGTAGTTTGAGTCTCGGTCAGAGAACGCTAATATGAACTTAAGTTTATCTTCTCTAACCCGAATTACTACGCATCTATTTTGAAAGTACTCGTCAGACCTTTCTATGCCCCTTCGGGTGATTGCGGTATAGCATCTGTCATCTTCATCGGAGAGCCAAGTGACTCTATTTGATTTGTAGTTTGCTCCGTCAAAGCCGTTTGACTCAACGAAGTCTCGTAGTTTTTGCAACCAAGCCACAAATTCATTGCTTGATGCGAATGGAATTCTAATTATCATAATTGAAATAGATTAAGAGGTGAAAGGGATTTAATAAGAGGGGTTGTAACGGAGAATAGTGTATAGCATTACACCAATGATGTGGATGAGCCACATAACTTTGGTGTCAGCCAATGCCCCCTTGTATGGCTCTTCCACTAAACAAAATGAGTGGTATACACAAAAAGCAAGGGTTGAGACAAATAGAAGAAGACCTGACGCTACATTGTCGCTGATGTAGATAGCGAAGAAAGATGGGAGGAATGAGATGAGTTTATGTAACATTGATTTAGGGTTGAAAAGGTGAAAGGAATTGTGTGATAGTGGTGATAGTGAAAGTGATTGCGTGGGGGTCAGTCAAGACCCCCATACAAGTCACTCATTGTCTCTGCAATACCATTGCGAATAGCCTTGCGGTGGTTAGCCTCAAAATTCTTCACGGCTTCTAAGTGCTTGTCTCTGCCCTCTATAGTGCCGTAGCCGTTGTAAGAATTCTTCTGATACCCCGTAGCCAAGGGGAGTTCGGGGGTTCGTTTCAGCCAATTGCCCCTTGAATCCTTGTACCAACCTTGTTCCTCCCACTTGGTCTCCCAAGCCGTTTGTCCCTTGCCGTAGTTTGACTTGTTGGATACCTTGGTGTTGCCGTACCAAACGTAGTCTTGACGTTCAGCATAGGAATGGTTGGAGTACCAAGTGTCTTTGGCTTTGTCCCAATGCCCAAGGGACTCGTTGAGAATTCTGAATTCACCACGATTGTCCATAAGCACAACCTTGTTCGTACCACCAAGCAACTGCATAGCGAATCCACGAACACCTTTGTGGTCAATGAACTGAACATTTTTGGGTCTGAAGTTACCAAGGAGTTCAGCGAATTCCCTTGTGTCTGAGATACGATTGTCACCAAGTCCACGGATAATTCCATTATGGATGAGAGTAACCTTGCCGTGAGTCACCTCGTGGGGGTGGAGCATATCCTTACCCATTCCGTGGGTGGCTATGCGAAAGTGGAGCATAAGAGGTTTGTCTGAGATAGCACGGATGTACTTGTACTCTTCGTAGAAAGAGTCAAAGGAGGTGGACTCGTGGTAAGAGCGAATCTCACCACCATCAATGTAGCCGATACCTGCTCCGTGGTTGTTGTTGTCCCAACAATTCTTGAGGGACTTTTTGGAGAGGACGGATGATTTGTTAAGAATAGCAATACACATAATTGAAAAGGGTTGAAAGGGTTTGAAATGAAATAAAAAAAACAGATTGAAAAATGTTTGGGGGTGATGTTGAGAGAAACCAACCAAGGGGTAGCCAAGCCTTCCCAAACCATAGGACAAGGCTACCCACAAGGTCAGCAATAACTTACGCTAACTTGGATGTAATGGCGGTGGTGGAGAACCTACCCACAACCTCAGAGCGAATGGATGAGCCAACTGAAGTCCACGCTTGTTTCATACGCTCAAGTAGAACGGATTGACGCTCAGGACTCACAAAAGATTTGGCTGAGTCACCTTCAAGCAGAGAACCAAAGAGATAGGTGAGTGCTTGTTTGCGTCTCAGTTTGTCAATGTTGTAGTAAACCGATAGCATCTTGTTCAGTTTGGTGTCATTGAACATAGCCTCTGCGACTTGGTGGTAGTGGTTGAACTTATTAGCGTCAATAGACTTGGCTATCCAACGAACTAACTTGAGCCTCCACTTGAGTTCATCCACATTGGTGACTCCCGATGGGATGCGAATCTCCACGGAACTACCCTTGAGGTGTATTGCTCTTCGTGATTGGTTATCAATCTCACTCTTGGTCTGTACCCCTGAATATATACCCGCCAACCTACCTTCGTACAAGGCGAATAGCATTGGGATGAAAGGGTATAACTTATCAAGCAAGTCCTTTGACCTGATGTCTCTATGGGAGAGAGTGATATGCCCTCCGCATTTCTTAGACTTGTTGGCGTTGATTGCCCACTCAAGCCTATCAAATTCAGCGTGTTGGGTCTTGGTGTCCATAAGGTCAAAGACAGGGGATACGAATTCCACCCCAATCTCAGGGTGCAAAGAGCCATCCCTCTCCGCAACCCAACCACCACCCAAGATACAATTCATCCGACAAGCCTTGTTCCGTGCGGTGCGGTCATCTTTCTCCACCTCCCAACCTACACGCCAAGCCACGGAGGAGTCATTCAGTTTGGAGGAATCGTGGTGTCTCCGTGCTTGTCCGTGATACCCTGCAAGGTCAGGTGGTGTAGCGTGGTTGTCAAAGGTCTCCTCATTTTCAAAGAACACTTGTCCGTGAGAATCCATCCGCCCATCTTTCCACTCTCCAAGGTCAGCATCCCCAAAGTAGGTGAAGAAACCATCAAGGGTACGAATCTGCTTAATCGTTCCATCAGCATAGCACAAAGACCTATGACGATTGGTGCGTCTGCCTCTGCTCAATTCCACAAAGGGGAGGGTGACCCAAGACCCATTCTGAGGGATGTGGATGAGGTAATCTTCGTCCACCCCATTGAGGTCATAGGTTATTTCGTTGTTACGAAAAACTAAATGTCCGTTGACTGCGACACCAAGACCCTCAGAGAAATTGAAGCCTTGTTGGTAGTAGCGTTCAAGACCAAGTGCGGTGGCCTTTGCGTCAGAGACTTGGTATCTCTTGGGGAGGTAGCAGAAGACCTCCCTTGTTGACCCATCGGAGCAAGGGGCGGTGGCGAGGATTCTCATATGCTTGGAGGAGTCTCTTACCACCGATAGAGGTAGCCAAAAGTAACCAAGTTCGGGGAGGTATTGGCGAACTGCCGTTGCCTCATCAAGGGTGCGGTTGGTGAAAGGATTCTTAATCATAAGTGAAAGGTATTTAAAGGGTTGAAGTGATAGTGGATTAATTTAGGAATAATAACAATGCAATTTCAAGTGCTAATAGTGTTCCGATTGCAATGCAAAAGGCATTCAGTAGTTCTTCGGTTTTGCTTTTCATAGGTTTGGGGTTTAGTGGGTTTAAAGGTCTTTGGTTTTGATACGATACTCAGCAAAGGGACTCAACAAGGTTTGGCCTTCTGCTAACATTGGGAGGATGGAATCCTTCGCCCAATAGCCTTCCAATTTCTGCAATGCGTATTCAATACTTACCTCTTCGGTTGTGCCTCGTTCTCTGCAAGTTCGGATGACTATTGGAGATTCTTTTGGTGTTTGGTTCATTGGTTTGGGGTTTAGTGGGTGAGTAAAAATGTGCGTTGACGAGTCGCACCCCTCGGTTGGTTAAATGCCGTAATAGGCCGAATGTGGGCAGCAAGAACAAATGCCCCTGCGGCAGTCAAGTTTCTCCTCTTGCCTTTTCTCCCACTCAAAAACAGCCCATTCTTGGGCTTCGCCTTTTCTTGAATAGCCGTCCCAACTTTTTGAAATGGTTGGCATCTTTTCTTCAGCACTTGGAATATTGAACCAATTTTGGGCTAAAAGCCAGTCCTGATAGGATTTTGGCGTACTACTGAACTGCTGACCTTTGTACTTGCCGAAGCGGAGGGTGAAGTTTTGCATGATTATTGGGTTTAGTGGGTTGGGGTTTAGTTATCAAGGAGTGCTTTGAACCCCTTGTAAATTGAACTGCGGTAGGCTTGGGTGGTGTGGGCAAATTGCCTACCAATCAAGGTGGAGGTAATGGAGCA